CTCCCCTGCTAAGGGAGTAGTCGTCTAAAAAGCGAGCGAGAGTTCGAATCTCTCCTTCCGCGCCAAAGTACCGATTTTAGCTTGAAAACAGCTAAAATCGGTACTTTTTTATGCTTTTCACCCTGTTTTCTGCGTATTTTCAAAAAGCGAAAAATCACGTTATGACACGCTCTGTAACATAAAATCATTTCCCGTATGCTACATTGTATGCTACAAATTAAGTGCAATGCGAGGGGACTCCCATGTTTTTTGCTACATGGACTTTATCTTTCGAAGCACAGAATCATAGACTTTTCTGTTCACAAGCGAAAGCGTATCCATAAGTTCATCAACGACCGTCCAAGCCTTCGCCGGGTCTTTCCCGGCTACCGCAAGCAAAAACTCGCTGTCCCCGTACTCGCCAACGGTAGCCGGTTCTGCGGTCACAGGGGCGGGAGCGCCGGAGTAGTAACCCACATACCTACCGCCGTCGCCCCGTTCCTCTTCCTGCATCTTGTCGCGTATCACATATAGGTTCGCCAGCTTGGCATAATTGGGATAGCTGGATTCTTCGTATTCCAGCCGTGCTATTTCCTTTCGGATTTCGGCCTCATCCAGCATGTCTTTCCCTCCTTATGCTCTGTCAATCTGCTCCATGCAGCGCCGGATAGCATCGCGCGTCTTATCATCGTCTGCGTCGCGCATCATGTCTTCCAACGTCGAGCGCATATGTTCCCGAGCATCTGTCCGGCTGTATCGCCCCATAGAATCGCGATGCCTGCCACGGTAGGAGCTGCCCCGACCATACGTGCCGCGCATATCGGCTTCCCACTCGCCGTCGCGGGAATAGCCTCCGTCCTCAAGCATTTCGATTTTATAAGTGTTCTTGATGGAGCTTGTCAGCTTCTGGATTGCGTCCAAGTCACCGGCGGACATTTCGCGCTTGTCGGCGATTTCGTCAAGCTCTTTGCAGAGCATTTCCCGAAGGTTTCTCAAATCGTACATATTCCTTCCTCCCTTCATGCTACTCTCTCGACGGTCAGATTGCTGTTCTCGAAATTGACCGCCTGCGCACTTGTATTACGCATACCTACCGTCACACAGCAGCCCTTCGGTACGCAGACCTGTGCAGAGACGTAGATATTAAAATAATTCTCGACTGCTGCCGGAGTGACCGTAGCCGTAGCGCTTGCCAGTGCTTCGCCGTTGATGGAAAGCGCTGCGGTAATCGCTTCGACCGTGCCGCCGGTCGGGATGGCGATGTTGCCGCCGTAGGAAATTTTGAAAACTGCCCTACACTGGTTTGTCAGCCCGCGAAGCGTCACAAGCCCACTTCCCTCTCGATGTACAATGCACGGCTTGCTGCTGATCGTCGTTTCCGTCAGAGGCACATTCTGCCCGGCGGCAATTGTCTGAATGTTTACATTCGTAAATTCTGCCATAAAATCATTCCTTTCTGCCTCGAATTCGAGGCAATTAAAATAGCGGCGGGACGATTGCCCCGCCGCGTTTCTTGAGTATCGGCGGTAAGCCGAACATTTTGTTGATGCCAACAAAACATCACAAAAAGCTCTACGATGTGGAGTTGTTACGCGCAGTTTCCGCAGCCGCAGTTATAGCCGCTATTGCAGCCTGCAAACTGGTACGGAGCCGGCACCGCGAACGACGGGACCGGACGCGGGTTATAATACGCCAGCTGCCCACTTACGTAGGACTTGAGCGTGTCGTTCTGTGCCGCCTGAGAAGCCGCCAGCTGCGCCGCAAAGAGCTGCTGGTTCTGCTCGGCAATCTTCGCGTCCTTCGCAGCCAGTTCCTGCGCCGTCAATCTCTGGTCGATGCTGCGGAAGCCGCAGTTCATCGCGTCGATGATGTCGCGAGTGCTGTTCTGCACGGTGTTGCGGGTGTCGCATGCCTGCGTCGCGAGGTTATAATTGATACCTTGAATCGCCTCTCTGGTCTCGCAGCAGCAGTTTGCATTCTGCATTGCCATGTTGTTCAGCTGCTGCATAAGCGCGGCCTGCTGATTGCAGCGGGAAAGTTCAGCGTTCGAGAAGCCGGAAGTCACAGCCTGCGTTACACCGGCAAAGCCGTTAAGCATCCCCGTGTTCATCGCATAGAAGCCGTCGCAGACACCATTGTTCACGCTGTCAATCTTTCTTTCGATGTTCGAGAAGTCAGAGGCCAGAACATAGCCGTCAACAACGCCGCCGTTCCCTCCACGATTGCCAAAGCCGTTTCCGTTACCCCAGCCGCAGAAAATCGCGAGGAACAGGATAATGATCCACCAGCCATTACCGCCGCCCCATCCGTTGCCGCTGTCCGAGTTTGCCGGAACTACAGGCATGTTCATAGGAATACCATCGCCATTCAAACTCATAGTTTTCTCCTTTCGTAGATTTTGAAATTTATCTCAATCGTGGCCACGATTTTGACCGTTCACCTGTTCGGAATTTCCGAACTACTGCATCAACTGCTGAAACTGTCCAGCCATCTGCTGTAGCTGGTTCAACTTCTGCTGCGAGATTTTCCCAGACTGCACCAGCTTTTCAACTTCCGCCCTCGGGTCTCCCTGGAAACTCTGCTTGAACTGCTGAAACTGCCGCATCATATTTTGAAACTGCCCCATCATTCCGGGCATTTGCCCACCGCCGAGCGCGTTAAACAGAGGATTCATTGTCTGCCTCCTTCACCTTCCTAATGGGCTTAACGCTCAGAGCCGCCACCTTTGCCGCCAGTTCGTCAAAGTCCTTGCGGGTCACGTATTCTACCGTAGGAACTGTTTGCGGCACTGTGGGGCTCACGGGGGCTGTGGAGCGTTCTACGAGGTCATACGTTGTCATTGCTGGTTTACCGCTTGCATCGGCTTTCTTCACATACACAACCGGCGCATTCATGTCCCAGAGCGTGACGGCGTTATTCGGCGCGACGATAAATTCGTTTGCCGCCTTTTCATTTGGCACCCAGATAATAGCCTGTCCCCCGCTCTGCTGCGGTTGCGGCTGTGGAGCCGGATACTGCGGTGTAGGCTGATACTGTGACCGCATCATGGGTTCTTGCATCATGGGCGGCTGATTGTAAATCGGCTGCTGATACACATAGGGCTGTTGTCCGAACATCATTTATCCTCCTTCTCCCAGTAGAACAGCGGGATTTCTTTCCCGGAGTCCCAGCTATCGAAATACTTTCCGTCCTTTACGCACACGACGTGGCTTGATAGAGCGAGTACATACACGCCGCGCGGATGGTCTCTTGCGAATTCCTCGACAGTATAGCAGTCCGGGCATGTGTTCGGCACAACGTTCCTGGTAAATCCCTGCTGCCGGAGGTACGCGCCCCAGACACTGTTTGCCGACGGCATGTCGCCCATTTTCAGCCCCTGTAGGCAAAGCCCAACATATGTTTCATCCCAGCTCTTTCCCGTTGCCTTCGCAATCGCCCGGACAGTACAGTCTCCGACCTGCTTGCCTTCCGGATTCGGATTGAAATAAGAAAAGCCCATACCGAACACTCCTTTGATGTGTCCAGTATGGGCTTTCCCGTATTTTTGTGTGCCTCAATTTTGCATCACTTTTGCTTATCTTGTCATCTCTTTAAAATACGCGAGGCTCCAAACGCCTTGCTGCTCGAGCGTGAGGCATTTGTCAAAGTTGTCGGTAAAGGTCTCGATGTCAATTTTGCCGTACTGTTCGGCGATTTCGCGGTCGATATCTTCCGTTGCCTTGCCCATCGCGTGTAGTTTGCGCACCATAATGGTCGCCCACTTGATGGGGAAACGCTGCGCATTGTCAATGTCGCTCTGGCTCCGTGTATTTGTGGCCTTGCGGCAAATCGCAAAGATCGTCGCCAGCGCCTGAATCTGCTCGGTTGTCATATCAGATACCTCCCTGTTTATATACTCACCAATCCAGCCCCGCAGGAGCTCATTGGGTGTTGCCCCGTCCTCTTTCGCTGCTGCCTTAAATTCTTCAGCAACCTCACGCCGCACTCTGGCGGCGACGTTTGTCATGTTTTCGGCCTGCCACTTTGCCGTGGCGCGCTTTTGCGCTTCAGTTGGCATTGTTTTTTTCCTCCTTTTTCCGCTGCCGGTAGGCAGCTTGATTTTTTGCGAGCCGCTCGCGCTTGCGGATTGCCCGGCACGCATCCGAGCATGTGTTTGATGGCGTGCTCCCCATGATGGGAGCGCCGCAAACGGCGCATAGCCTGATGCCCGTTTTGCGTTCGCGGGCTATTTCGCCGAGGTGTTCGGCGTTCGCTTTATTATACGCCCGCTTGCTGGGGGCGATATTTTCAGCAAGCGCGGGCGCGGCGCAGGCCCGGCAATACCGTTGCCGGCTGCTGCTTACAACGTATGGCGCGCCGCAGCGCCCGCACAGGTCGACGCTCCCGAGTGGTCGAGATGCGCCGCCGCTTGCCCTATATTTGCGCGTGGCCTCGCGGCTTGCCGTCTTCCGGCAATCCGGGCACCGGCGCGCACGAGGTCCGCCGGGGAAGACAGCGCCGCAATCCATGCAGGTGCGCTCCCGGATCACGGTCGCCGCCCTCGCTTTTGGCGAGCAGTCCGGGCAATAGACTGCCTCGGTCTTTTCGGCGGCAAATGGTTTGCCGCACATCCGGCAGACGCGGGTGTGCATCAGCCCACCTCCTGCATGGCACAGAGGTTGGCGGCTTCGCGCGCCTCGCAGATGAGCGCGAAAGCGTCCACGCCGAGGACCCCGGACGCGGAGGCGAGGATATCCTCGACCTCTTCGGGCGCGTCGATGGACGCGTCATCCATCGTGCCATCGACGTAGCGCCAATGGCAGCCGTCGGCAATGATGTCGACGTATACCCGGCCGCCGAAATCGCCGCAAGACTGGTCGTCGACCTCGACGGCGACGAGCTGGCCGTTGATCTCGGCCACGAGGCCTCCGGCAAACTGCCAGTAGCCTCCGCCATTGTTGGCGGTGTCGGGGTTGTATGAGGGGTTGGTTGCCCAACCCCAAGCAGAAACAATGCTGATGCTCATGTGTGTCCCTCCTCTCAGCAAGGCATGGGGTCGTCGAGGTCCGCCGCGCGGCGCAAGGCTGCTTTTACAGCCTCAAGGTCGAAACTCTCAACGGGCTCCGAATTCGCAACCATCATCTCTGCCATGATATCGCCGGTTTCGTCCATGTAAACCTGCGCGTTCACGGCATTCGCGAAGCGGGTCAGCAGATCGGCTCCGTCTTTATACGGTGCCATTTTCTTTTCGCGGTCTGCTCTGATCGCCGCGAATTCAGTCTCCGTGATAAACCCTTCGCACATAAACTTGTGCGCCGTTTCCACCTCCGCATAAATTCTACTTTCGATGGTGCTGAGTTTATTTGACGCGTAGTAAAGTTTCTTTGTATTGATGCTCTTGATTTCCATTGTTTGTTCCCTCCCGGCTTTCGCCTTGCTTTATCTTATGGCCTTATTATATAGTGTTAAACACTATATGTCAAGTACTTTTTTGTAAAAATACAAAAAATAAGCGCCGATTCCTCGGCGCTTATTTCAGCTATACAGTTTGCTCGACGTTTCTTTCATCCGCGCCATAATGTCAGGAAGCCGCCTCTGTACTGTGGCACGGCCAAGATACAATTCCGTAGCAACGTCCACTTGTGGAAGCTTATCCACAAAGTAGAGCTGCGCAATCTTTGCGTCTTCGCGGCCGAGATTCGATTGGTAAATAACCGTCTCCATATCCCGGCGCATCAGTCCGCCAAGCTCCGGCGGTAATTTGCATCTGGCTTGTGGAGCCATAGCCCCGCCCCCTTACTTCATCGCTTTTGCAAGTTTCTTCAAGAGGTCATCGCCGTACTTATAGGCGGCGAGATAATCAATCGTGCCGTCGGTCAATCCGGCTTTCTGCCGGATGGTCTTCTTTGCTTCTTCAGCCTCGTCGACCTTCACGGTGTCGTACTCGACCCACGGGAGCTTCCCGTGCTTCTGCCAATTGCGGGCGTGGTAGCCTGCTTTCGTGCCGATGTTCTGGACGGCGGTGATCTGTGCGCCGTTGTCCCAGATCGGGGTGCATTCGACCGCCAGACCGTCGCCGATGTACATGCCCCAGTGGCCGGGCATCCAGAGACCTTCGCCGGGGATGAGTTTGTCCCATCCGGTCGTGGACACGTCCTTACACTTTGCGATCATGCCGTCGGCGGAAACGTCCGGCACGCTGTTCGATGCGTACCTTGCACCGCCGTAGTAAGCGTTTTTGTTGCCGTTCCAGCCCCAGAGGATGCCCTTCGTGAGGTTCACGCAGTCAAAGCCAAAATAGCCCTTGCCGATAAGATTGCGCAGATACGTGACTCTGCCGCCGGTGTACCAGTCCGGATACTGGGCAGATTTCTCGTCAACGATCGTCTCGCCTACGGGGGAGCCGAAGCAGCCCCACATGTAGACGGTCTTGTAATTCTTCGCAACGTCAATGTGCCTGCGCACAAGCTCGGATGCTTTCATCATTTCTGTTCGCCCTCCTGCAGCGTACCCACATTGTCAAGCACATCCTGCGTCTTCTGGGACTGGGTGCCGAAATAAAACGCGATAATGACGGCGTAGATCGTCATAAAGTCCTGCGAGATTTTGCCCGCGACGGACATATAGGCAAACACACCCGTCAGCACCAGTGTGACCAGAGATTTGACGCTGAGCAAATTGCCCAGCCGCTTTTTGATATTATCCATTATGTACCTCCATCGTCATTTGGTTTTGCAAATACTCTCTTGCACAGCAGGAGTAGCAGCTCCCCGCCGAACGCCGCCGCCGCGAAGATCAGCACGTCGGAGAGGTCGGACGGGCGGTCGAGGATGACCGCGACCGTCTTGACGACCACTGCCCACGCGAGCGTAAGCGTCAGGGCGTAAATGCAGTAGTAGACCAGCTCCCGCGCCATGCGCCCCTTCGTCTTCCGCTGCGGCTTTTTCTGCCCGTCCGTCATACTTCTAGCCTCCCAGCCCCGCCAGAGCCAGCGCGTAGCCGACTAAGCCTGAAACAATCGCCGTGACCACGGCTTTGATTAAGCCCTCCCAGCGGCTGCCGGGGAGCGCCTTGAGGGCTTTCACGTCGGTCTTGATCTCGTTCACGTTCGACTCGATCGTCTCCTGCTTCGTCGCCAGCACTTCTACGGAGGTAGCAAGCTGGTGAAGCGCCTTGTTGTCCGCCTCGAGCTCGTCGATGCGGTGCTGGTTGGATTTGCAGCGCGCGTCGATCGCTGCGACCTGCGCCTGAATTCCGTCGTCCATATCTGTCTCCTTTCTCGCCCGGAGGCGGCGTTATACTTTATTCCAGACCGTCGGGGCGACCGTTGGGGTAAACACATTTCCGTCCATGAGCGACTCATACAGCTTGTCTCCCCACCAGCCTTTCTCGCCCTTTGAAAAGGCCAGCGTGGCGGTGATGGTCTCGGGGATGATCCTGTACCCGTCCCGGTACTGCACGTCCTCCCAGAGCGTAGGCGCTTTGTCGGGCGTGTTCTGTGCGGTGGCCCAGAGGTCGACGGCGGCTTTTTTGATTTTCCCATGCCAGTTGATGCGCGTGCCCGCCTTGACGAGGCTGCCGTCGCCGGTAAGCGTCCCAAGAAGCTCCGGCGCGAGGCTGACAGTCTTGTCGTCCAAAGCGTTTGCCGCCTGTACGATGTACGGGCGCATTTTTCGTGCCCTCTCGGTGTATGTCATGTCTCGCCCTCCCCCAGTAAGATCTTCGCCGCCGTCTCGGTGTCGATCAGCCGCTCACGCAGCTGCTCCGGGTTTGCCGTCTCGATGTCAAAATTGTCTGTGACAAGCTTATCCGCCTCCGTGTAGGTGTGCGGCGCGCCGTCAATGTCAATTGCCTCATCGTACTCTGCGCCCGTCTCTGCTTGCCGGATGAGATAGCCCGCATCCGAGTACGTCCGGTACAGCTCCACGCCGTCCGTGCGCGTTTTGTAGTGCTCTCTTACGATCATGCTCACACCCCCACAATATGGTCTGCCAACGAGCTCCAGTTTGTTGCCGCTTTCCACGCATCCGCCAGAGAGGCGGGAACTCGGATTTCCAGCTGCGCGTGCGTCTCATCGAACGCGTTGACGTTGGCCAGCGTGGGCACAGCTGTACAGTGCGTAAGATCCACAAATCGCAGCGGATAGCACCGTTGAAACACCTGCGCTGGGATGCTCGCGATATCCCCGAGGCACGTCACCCTGCGTAGCGCGTAGTCCCCCTGAAATGCGGCAGCGACAAAGGTTGTAGCGTCCGCTGGGATAGTGACTTCAAGCAAGGAGACGTCATCGCTGAAATCACCAACTCGGCCATTTACAGCCTTGATGTGGACACGCTCGAGCGCATACGTCGCGTGAGCGGTCGTTACAGCAGCATTTAATTGCCGCAAAGCCGTATAGGATAGAGTGTATTCATCTGTATAGTCCATCGTACCAGGCCCAGCGATGGCGCGTAAGTTGGTGCAGTTGTAAAATGACCTAAACACGTTTGTAATGCTTTGGATAACGATCACACGCAACTGCGTTGCCTGATTAAATGTAAGATATCCTTTAACTTCCACATCCTGTGGAATAGAGATACTTTCAAGTCGACTACAGGACTGAAATGTTTGATCGGTTATGGTTGTTGCCCTTGCACCGACCTCAACTCTCCGCAGCATCGAGCAGCGGCCACGATCTGTTTCGCCATTTGCAATCAGCATTCGACCTTTTGAGCCACTTCCAAGGTTCATCTCCGCACCCTCTTTGACGCTCATAGTGATCACGTATGAACCGCTGGCTGCGTACACATGCCGATGCTCAATCCAAGACCAGTCGTTTATTGCTTCCGGGGGCGTTCCGTCGCCCCAGTCTACCGTCGTGCCGCTTTTTGTGCCCTGCCAGTAATTGAGCACGAAATCGTCCCACGTCTCGGTGTCCACGTCAACGTAGATCCTTGTCTTGCCTTCGTCGGTAATGTACAGCGCGCCGATATCGAGCTCACGGCCTGCGTCCTTGATGTCTTGGAGCGTCCAGTTCCAGCCCTGACAGATCAAGCCGTCATGGCTCGGAAGGGGCGGCAGCTCTGTCTTTGTGGCCAGCTCAGCGAGTGTCCAGCTGTAGAGCAAAGTGCCGTCGTAGTCCCAGAAATTGATGTCCGACTCATTGGGCGGGGCGGTATCTAACGTGCCTGTGATCTTCGCGCCCGAAGCGTCGTGCGCCGTCACGCCGGATTTGAGCGTCGCGGGGGTGACGGTATCGTCCGCCGTATCCACAAAGCGCGCCGTGCCGCCGCCCGTCTTCGGGACGTCCAGCGCCGGGACATCCGGGTACGACGCGCCAGCGATTGTTACGTTTTGTCCCATTGCGCCCTCCCTACTGAATCGTCAGCACTTTTGTCAGCTCGTCCTGTGTGATCGATGGAAATTTTGCCCGCCCAGTCTTCCGGGTCAGACTGTTGGAGAAAAAGGTGATGCCGGTCGGTACATTGTCCTCCGTCGCGGTCGCGGACACGTCCACAGCGGCGACGCGCACCTTTTTAAGCAGCTTCCCGCTGGACGGGGTCACATCCTGCGCAGCCGTGGATGGCGTGGCCTGCTTCTCTTCGATCTGCACATACTTTTTGATCTCCGCACCGTTTTTGTCGCCGGAGACATATCCGGCGGAGACCGCCGCCGATGGCGTGACCGTGATCTCATAGTCCGTCTGCGTGTCGCCGAGCACCGTACCCGCAACCGCCGCGCCGGGGGTGACCGTGCCGTCGCCGACGCTCTTGGTCACCGGGTCGTCGTAGATGCCCGCCGGGATGGTGACGTTTTTACCGTTGACGCTTACGTCGCCCGCGCCCTTCTCCGGGACGGAGCCCGTGACCTCGCTGCCGTCTGCCCATGCCTTTTTCCCGGCTCGGATGTCGCTGGCCGCCGCGTCTCCGCTGCCAGTGTCCACGAATTTTGCCGTGCCCGAGCCGTCTGCAAGGGGGATCTCCACATTCGGGACGCTTTCATACGTCACGTCTCTGATTTTTACATTTTTCGCCATAGTGCACTCCTTACGTTATCATGATTCCGCCGCCGTTGTAGGTGATCCGCCCGTAGTTCTGCGGGATGGGCGCGACGACAATGTTTTTGGCCAGCATCCGGTTCGCCGTGGGAAGCGTCTGCAATTCCTCCGACGGGGTGATCTCGTAATTTCCCTCGTAGGCTTCGCCGCCCTGATAGACCACCTTCGCGGGCTCAATCCGCATCCGAATCTCCGGCTGCGAAAGCACCATTTTAAGCATATCCCGCCTCCTTTAGGAAGCTCTTCACGTCCACCTGAACGATCTCCGCCGCCTGCTTATTTCCGTCCGCGTCCGTCAGCGCGCATTGCAGACTTACCGCCCCAGGGCGCAGGCGCATCGCGTCTTCGTACGGGATTTTTACCAGCAGGTGCGTTTCGTCAACGACTACTGGCGCGTATTGGAAGAACTGGCACGCCTGTTTTACGTAAAATTCCAGTTTTGTCACCTTTGTCAGGTCAGTTCCCTCTACTTCCACAGATAAAGCGTTTGCGATTTTCTGAAACACTGAATCACCCCCTATGTTTTTGGGATTCCGACGACGTAATCCACCACGTAAGAGCCGGAAATCTTTGAAATCTTCACACGGTCGCCCGCCTTGAACGAAATCGACGTGTTGCATTTGTAATGCTTTTCGCTTTCCGTCGTGCTGCCGTCAAAAATCAGGCTCAAACCGTCGGAATACACCGCGCCGACCGTCGCAAGGTCAAATGTCGGTGCTGTTACCTTCTTTTCTTTCTGCGTCGATAAGCCCGGAATCATGCAATCACCGTCCTTTTCGCTGTGTGTTTCATCAACTCTCCCGCTCCAAGCGTGATGCTCCAAGCGGTTTCCTCATAGATTCCTCCGATATCCGGATGGTCAATGGAGATCGCGTCCCCGATGCCGTGCTTTCCCTCAGAAAATGTCTCGAAACTGATTGTTTTTACCGTCTGCTGCGACTCGCTCATCAGCCGGTTCGCGATGGTCTGCAATTCTTCCTGAGATGCAACATTGTCGACCTTCGTCACCTGAACGATTCGCATATTCCGCTTGAATGTTGAGGTCGCGGACGACGGCGATTCGTTTACCGCCGTCGCCACAAGCGCATCTTCCAAGTCCGGGTTCGAGCAGACGCACACAAAAACATTTGGAGTGGAAAAGATGTCCGTTTCCTCCGAAGCGTCTGCCGAAATCGGTCTCAGAATCTCCGTCCCGCCGTATCGATGCTTGATGTTTGCCGCAAGCGCCTGTGTATACGGCTCGATATGGGCGATACCCTGCACGTCGAACCAAACTGGCTTGTAGTTGATCTCCGCTAGAAGATCGTTGCAGATCGTCAGATAATCTGTCCCGATCTCCCAGTCCTCGCGGTCTGTGGCAAGCGTTGCCGCAGAAGCTGTCGTGATAGCCAGTGCCACGCCGCACGTTGTCAAAATCTGCTGAACGACCGTCAAGTAAGACGTGCCCTTTGCATAATGCACCCGCGTCTGCGTTTTGTTGCTTTTGAGCAGCCAGCACCGGTCATACGCCTCTACCTTGACCGTCTTTCCGTATTTTGTGACCGCTTTGGTCACCGTCGCGGCGCGGAACACCCCGAGGGGATATTCCGTTCCGTCCACAGTCAAAATCGGCTGAATTTCATCCGACAGCAGGTCGACAATGGGATTCACGTAAAACTCTCCGGAAAAGCTCGACTTGATCTCGCCGGACGCATCGAAATAAACCGTTGGGTCATTTCCAGCCGCCCACGAAAGCGCCGAAACTTCGCCGCCTTTTCGAAGAACTGCCACGCGGTAGGATACGTCACGAATCAATGTCGATCACCTCCGCGTAGTCGATCTGCTGAATCGAGAAGTTGACGACGGATTTGTCTGGGTTCACTCTCGACGTGTCGCTTGTCTCGTTCAAGTATCCGATGACCATCTCGCCGGACTGCGTTTTCAGGCACACCAATTCGCCAATCAGCACGTCAAATCCCGCTTTGTCTTCGTCCGGAAGGAAAACCGCCGTTCCGCCGACCTTCTTTGTCACAAACTCGCTTCTTTCCGCGTGCGGGTACGTGCTGCCATACATGAAAATGTACTGAATGTCGCGGTTGATCGCGTTCTGCACCGGCTGATTCTTGAGCCCGCAGTGCTTGAGCGTCACTTTCTTCCCGGACGCGATGCCGTAGAGTGTCACATACTGTCCGGTCGTGATTGTCACCGTGACCGCGCTAGACAAACCGTAATTGCTGGAATCCGCGTAGCAGCCGCGCACCTGGTACGTTGTGCTGCCGGAGGACAGCTCGTCGGTGTACAGCGTCTGCGTGAGCTTCGCGATGGGCTTGCCGTTTCGGTACACAAGGTAAAAATCGTAGCTTCCGGAGGTCTGCCAGCTTAAGTCCGCGACGCTGGAGGCTTGCACGGTCAGCGTGATACTAGCGCCCGGCGTATTGGTGACAGGCAAAGCCGCCGCGCCCCAGTCGGACCACATGCCATATTGATTTTGCACGCGCACGCGCACCGTGTGACTGCCGTCCGCAAGATACGCAGGGCTCGTCCATGTTTTCTCCGTGCCGTAGTGCGTGCCGCCCGAGAGCTTGCCGTCCAGCTCCACCTGGTACGCCTCCTGCTCGGAGGTCTGCCAGCTGATGGACGGACGCGGGCCCGTGGACTTGATCTGGATGCTCGGAGCCGTCGGCGCGGCAATCACAACGATCTGCGCCGCATCGCTCCACGCGCCCGCAATGCCGTCGGCGTTGTAGGTGCGCACGCGCCAGTATTTGATGCTGGACGTGAGCGTCCCGGCAGGACACGTCCACTGCCGCGCAGCGCCGGTGACGGTTGCAAGCGTCGTCCAGGTCTGCCCATCCGTGCTTTTTTGCAGGTCTGCCTTGCTCTGCGCCGTGCCGGTTGAGATCGAGTGCTGCCACCGGAACAGTACGTCCTTTGAGCCGTCAATCACCGTATCAACCGGGCTCAAAGGCGCGGCGGTCGGCGTTGCATCGGCGGTCGAAAGCGTCACCCATTTGGACGTTGTGACCACGCCGCTGTTTGCCGTGACCGCGACCTGCCACTGGATGCTCGTCGTGCCAGCGAAGGTGTTGGCAGGCACCGTGACGTTCTGCGTGTTGCCGGAGACGCTGATTGTGTGGATCGTGCCGCTCGTTCCAGAGCGCCAACGGAAGACGGCAGAGGCTTGCTCGACCTCAGGCGCGCAGCTATAATTATCAGCGCTTGCACTCCACGCAAATAGGTTGTCTTGTGTTTTTATTATTGCGCCAGAGGCGGGAGACAAATTGGATAATTCCAGCCCAATCGTGTCGCTGTCGTCGACGGTAATTGTCAAGTATGGGGCGTTAGTGCCACTTGTTGTTACAGCGACGGAACCATCGGAATATCTTGGAAGGAAAAAAGCAATCCCGTACCATATGCCGAATTTAGTGACATAGGTGCTAATTTCGTTCCAACCGCGCGAAATGCTTATCCTGTTGTAAGCCGAATCAGAAATATTATGAGGCCTAGTGTTGTATGTGATGGATTCAGCGTCGAATGGTCGGACGAGATCATCCGTGTACGCCCTGTCCTCGTCTGTCACTTTACTCAGGTATGCATGCGCTGTTGAGTCGGTTATGCGCTTAAAGCGCATATTTTGTGGGAGCTCCTGGAAAGACAACAGCAGATAGTCCCCGCCCGTGATAGTAACCGGGTTTGATGTGTGGTCGTTCACGCCTCTTGCAGATTCGTCCAAAAACGCGAAATCTTTGGTTTTTACAGTAGCCGTAAGGCTCAATCACGTCACCCCCATTCTGGCCACTCTTCTTTGATTCTTCATGCGGCGGATGAAATCGTCGATCTCTCGGATTTCATTTGCCTGTACGATAAAGTTGTAGGTATCGCCGCCGGAGAGGCTGCGCCCTTCCTGATTCGTGCCGATGAAGTTTTCGCTTCTCATGCAGATACCCCCATCCGCGAAGTCAAACGCTCATTTTCTGTAATCCTGATGATGTCATTAAACTGCTTCACCCGGTCGGCATTGATGTTGTAGTAGTTATTTGTCGTGCCTGCTCCGGCGAGTGCCGGAAGATGACCGAAGGAAGACATTCCAAAGGTCATCGTGCCGAAATCGAGTTGGCTTTGAATTCCACGCTTGACATTTGAAAATTCCTTGTCAAAGCCCTGCCCGAGTCCTTCCGCCATATATCCGCCAATACCGGCGAAGACCTTAGACGGGGACGCGATTCCGAGGAAGCTTTTCACGCCGTCTACAAGCCCCGTAAAGACGTTTTCAACCGTCTGCTTGAAACTGTTCCACATATTCACGAAACCGTTTTTGATGCCCTCGACAATGTTCTTGCCGATGCTTCCCCAGTCAAACGAAAGGAATGTGTCCACGATAGACCGAATCAACTGTGGAATGACCATAACGATATCCGGAATCGCCTCAATAAGTCCGGTAGCCAGAGCTGCAATGATTTTGGGACCTGCCATGATGATCTCCGGCAGATTGTCAATAATGCCCTGCACGATGCCGAGAATCAGGTTCGGAATCGCCGCCACCAATTCCGGAATCGCCTTGATAAGCCCATCTGCAAGCGCCATTGTGATTTCCACGCCTGCTTCAAGAATTTTCGGCATATTTGCAATGATTGCCGTGACAAGGTTCGCGATAACGTCCGGAACTGCTGCAATCAGTTTTGGAGTCGCATCTACAAGCCCATCAACAAGAGCCAGAATGATAGCAAGCGCTGCGTCAATCAGGTTCCCGAGGTTGTCCGGGCTAGTCAAAACCTCTACGATTTCGATAATTGCATCCGTTGCGGCGGGAATCAGCTGCGGGAGCGCGTCTGCAATACCCTGTGCAAGCGATACAACGACATCAATGCCAGTCTGTGTGATCTGAGGCAAAAGCTCAATGAGAGCCGGAACGAGCGTGTTGATGACCGTCGGTGCAACGTCCGCCAGCACTTCCAGCACCTCCGGAAGTGCGCCCATCAGGCCGGTCACAAGGCTCGTAGCGCCCTCTACAAGCGAAGGTAACACAGTTCCCAGAATTGCCGGGAGCTGTTCACTTACCGTTCCCACAAGCGACGTAGTGGCCTCTACGATACGTGGAAGCAAATCCTGAATTCGCGGAATCAAATTGTTGCCGACGGTTACGATGGAATCCGTGAAGTTACCGACCAGAACGCCCAAGTCTTGGCTAGGGTCTGCCATGCCTGTCACAAGATTCTGCCATGCGGATTTCATCATACCGAACGAGCCCTGAATCGTGCTTGCCGCTTCCTCTGCCGTCGTGCCCGTAATGCCCATTTCTGTCTGCACCACGTGGATAGCATCTACGATGTCCGCATAGCTTGAAATATCGTACTTGATGCCGGAAATCTTCTCTGCGTCCGCAAGCAGCCGCTCCATTTCCGCCTGCGTGCCGCCGTAGCCGAGTTTTAAGTTGTCCAGCATTGTATAGTTCGATTTAGCAAAGCCTTGATAAGCATTTTGGATGGATGTCATGTCCGTGCCCATCTTGTTTGCGTTATCGGACATATCGGTAATTGCCAAGTTCGCCTTGTCCGCTGCCGCGCTTGTGTCTCCATCGAGAGATTGCAGCAGAGAGGCCGAGAAGCTCGTTACCGTCTCCATATATTCATTTGCGGACAGGCCAGCGGTCTTATATGCGTTGTTCGCATAATCCATAACCTGATCTTGGCTGTCCTTGAAAAGTGTTTCCACACCGCCCACAAGCTGTTCATAGTCAGCGTAAGCGGCAACCGCTTTCGTTCCGAGCGCTCCGATTGCAGTAGCGCCAGCCGCAACACCAGCAACAGCTACTTTCCCAGCCGTCGCAAGTCCGGATTTCAGTTTTTCCCCGAGTCCGGATGTTTTCTGCCCGACTTCGTCAATGCCTTTATTCGCTTCGGTTGTATCCGCACCGATTTTTACAAAAAGTTCAAATAGATTCATCTTTCACCACCAGTCCGCACCGCTTAACAACCTCGGCGGTGATTTCTTCGCAGGTTCGGTTGTCCTGCGGCTTCGGGTCTATCAGGTCGGAATATTTCGCCTGAACAAAGCTGCCGCCCGCGAATTTCGCTGTGTTTTCCGTCATTGTGCGCAAACACTCCGTCGTATAAATGCGGAAGGCTGATTCCTCCTGCTGCCGCTTTACCAAAATCGGCAAAAGGCGAATCAGCCCTCCCACGCTTATCTTTGGAGCTGCCAGAAGCGCAAGCGTTACGCTTTCGCCTCCGACGCGCACGATTTGAAAAAATCCAGCATATCCTTGTCCTTGGCGATCTCCTGAATCTGCCGCATGGTTTTTAGGACGCTCTGCTTTTTGATCGCTTCAACAGTCGATTCGTTGACCGCTGCCAGAATACCAAGCGTATCTTCCCGGTGCTTTTTCAGGATCAGCGGAATCCACTGCCCAATCTTCTGCGCACCGATCGCGTATTTTTCACCGGCTGTCTGAGGCTTCTCCGCGTCAATCTGTGCTTTCAGGCTCTCCCGCAGCTCATCGTCCGTCAGGATGTTGAGCGCGTACACGCTGACCTCGCAAAGAACATCAGCTGCCCTGTCCGTGCTAAGTTCCGAAAATTTCATACTTTCTTCTCCTTACGTTTCAGCCGTACCGGCTTTGATATAAACCTCATACGGCACAACGTCCTGCTTCGATATCGAATAGTGCGCCGTGTACTCAAACGCCATCTGTCCCTTGTTTTTGTCCGCTGTTTTCAGCTGGAATCCGCCGGTCGACAGCGCGTTCATAAGGCGAATAGCAATGAAGCCACCGTTTGTCGCACCGTTCTTGTCGGAATAATCACCCACAAGCCAGATGTCCGCAAAGTCAGCCGTCGAAAGATCGCGCCGAGGAACAACCTTCGTCGTATCTGTGCCATCGATGTCAGCCGCCGCCATGAGAGATTTCGCGGAAGTGGTCGTTGCCGTTACATACGTACCGGAAAGTTTCACTTCGACATCGTCCATCCGCTTCATTTCCATTGTGTTCTTGGGGCAATTGTCCACATCCGAGCCGTAGTCGGAATACGTCGGTGTCGCGGAAAATGTAACGCCGCCGGTAGTTGCACCGATCTGGTTCTCCGGTTCAAACGTTCCGGTTGCAGGCGTAAATTCGCTCAAAACAACGCCAGCGTTGATTTGCAGCTGCTTAAACGTATCCGCCGGAATTTTTGTAAATTTCGCCATGAAATCAGTCCTTTCAGTTCGCGGTAATGTATTCGACCGTTACGTTCAAATACCGCCGCTTGATGTATTTGTCGGAATCGTCCGCGATGTTCTGGCACCACGGCGTTCCGCGCTTAATCCAAATTGCGCCGCCGTCGCACGGAACGAACACGCCGCCAAAGCCAATCGCGTCCGAAATTTCCTGCGCTTTGGCATTCGGTTCTGCTTCCTTTTCCGTGTAGTACCACAGATTCACCGTAAGCCCGATTTCTCCGCTGTCCCATGCGCCCGTAATAAGCTCATACGTGAGCCACGGGAAAACAGCATCGTCCGGCACGCTGGACGTCGAATAGGCTGTCAGGAACTGCGAAAACCATTCTTGTAGAGCCTGTCCTTTTGTCATGCCGGTAACGCCTTCTTTTCTGCTGTGAAATACTTGAGATCGAAGCTGGCCGAGCGTGGGGTTTTCTTTGCCATCGGCTCCGATGTTACACGGTACGTCTCGCCGGTCGTTTTATCCCGGAAGAAGTCGTTATACTCAATCGGAACGCTTTGCTGAACCAGAACCGAGTAAACGCTTGTCACGCCTTCTTTTTCAGCTCTCCTTGCCTCCATCGACGTATCAAGCGCCTGATAGTTGTAAAACTCTGCGCCTTCCACCCACGTCGTGATATAGCCGCTCTCGCCGTCCGGCACGCGGCTTTTGTCCAAGAGGACACACGGTCTTGCAAAATCGTCAAGTAAGCTCATATCTTCCTCCATTGGTTCAGGCGCGACTTAAAAACAGACTGCCATGTTACCATTCCAGCTCCGGTTGCAGACCCGCTCGTCGATTTCGAATAGCTGTACCCGCCGAAGCTCTCCGACGTGTACGGGCTCGCGGCGATGTCTCCGTTCTTTTCCTGCCACGCCTTGATTTCCTCTCCCAAGCAGAGAAGTGCTGGAGGAACAGACATCGGCCAGATAGAGCCGTCAAATGTCTCTTCTGCCATCGCGTAGTCCGGGTATTGGTGAACTCCGTCGTTGAAAACAGAGCCCACCACACGGAAAAACTGTCCGTTTTGCAAAAACGGCAGTGTGATGCTGCCGTTTTCGACCGTGTACGTGCCACTGATTCTGTCAGTCTCGAACCAGTTCCGAAGCACGCCACATAATTCAGTCAGCATCACACCGCCACCTCCATTACTTCGCCGTTACCGTCGCGTTGCCAGCCTTCTGCGCCTTGTAAGTCGCGTCAGCCTCAACGACTGTGATCTTCTTGCCTGTCGCCGCCGTGATATCAGACTTGCCGTCCCACGTCGACCACGTTCTGACATTCTGACCGTAGGTCACCGTCTCAGCCGACTCGCCTACCTTGTACTTGTAGACGTTCCCAGACGCTTCCTTCGCCGGGTTGACTGTGATCTTCGTGTCGCCGGTTGCGGTTCCGGCTGCCAAAGTAACGGTCAGTGTGCCGAGCGAGGGGGTCTCGTCAATGTCAGCAACGGCAATGCCGTCCTGATACTCCGCGAACAGGGTCATGCCCACGATCGCAAAGGACTCTGAGACCGCCGTGGAGTAGTTGCCCTGCACGTGGAAACCGATAAGGTTTGTTTCGCCATCAGTTCTGTAGTCAAGACCGGCACGGGCGAAATCGCTGTCAGCCGGGTCGATGTAGTACAGAGCGATGTTCTCAACCGGAGTCGCAATGACACGACCGCGCTTGATTTCTTCGTCAGACAGCAGGAACACGGTGCTGTAGCCCATGAAGTTCTTGATGTACTGGAAGCCGAACTCAGTCTGGATGGTGATATCAGCGTCGCCGAGGTAGTCATACAAGTCCATGACGTTCACAAAGCCGACAACGTTTGTCACGGTTCTGTGCATCTGCTTGAACTTGTTGATAACAGCACCCTTCGCCATCGCAAGCGCACGCTTCCAGTTGGTTTCGCTGACGCTCAGAAGACCGGTATTCAGGTAGTCGTAGAACCGGTTCGTGACGTTGGTCTGAAGCTCATACAGGAAAGCTTCATCGGTCATCGCGACTGCGACGTCATATCCGTATTCCTTGATTGCCTCGATAGAGACCGCCTTCGCGTACTTTTCGACGTTGATGTTCGCATAGTCCTTCTCAATGACCGTCGCTTTGGAGTAGGGAATCTCTTCGCCCTCGCCGACGCTCTGCGCGAGCGTCACGCTTGCGGTCTTGGATTTCAGAACGGTACCCGGCTGTTTTTTGATGGGGCGCATAATGCCGAGGATGTCGCGCAGATGCTGCCAGTTCCGCGCAAAGCGGGTTACAAAATCGATTTCACGAGCGGTTACCTGGACGTCGCTCGTCATGGTCAGGTTGTTTTTTGCTGCCATATTATTCTTCCTTTCCGAACAAATTGAGATTTGCGGCAATTGCTGCCTGCCGTTCAGACGCATCCTTGATCTTAAAGATGTCGTCCCGGCTCATAGCGCCGCCGTTGTTTGCGGGCGGGTCTTTGGTGTCCGCGCCCTTCTGTTTCGTGGTAACAACGAAATCTGCCCACTCTTCCTTGATGGACTTCTTCAAATCATCGGCGTTCTTGATCTTGCCGTCTTCCAATTCAACCGAAGAAAGATCGGTGACCTTCAAAACCGAATCGATTCGCTTTTCGCTGATACCCGCAGACTTCAAAAGTTCCCGATACGCGGATTCCTTCGCGCTCTTGGTTTCCTTCTGCATCTGCTCTCTTTTGTAGTCGTCAAATTCCTTTTTGACCTTGTCGTGCTTATCCTTCCAGCCATCGTCGCCTTTGGCTTTCAGGTTTTCCAACTCCGCCTGTACTCCGGGGAGCTTTTCAGCGTCTGCCTTATACCGTGCGAGATCGCTTTTCAGCCCGTCTACGGTATCGGTGTGCGCCTCAATGATCGTGTCCATCTGCTCTTCCGTCAGCCCCATTCCCTTTAGGAGCTTCCTTGTTAATGCCATGTTCTATCTCCCTTTCCCTTGTCGGCGGTTCTTTGCCGCGACAGAACAAAAAATGTGGCAACAGTCGTTTCTTCACTGTTACCACATTTATACCGCATATTTTAGGCTCTCTTACGCAAACTTTCAGCCATTTTTCAATTCATCCTCTACGATCTGCCTGTATTCGGATGCATGGTCAGCCGCTGCGGGCTTCAAATACGGCTGTGCTTTATTGCCCGCCGTCCAGTGCCAGTTCCCCTTTGCGTCCTGATACGCCCACGGCGTAGGTCTCCCGCCCGGATAATACTTTCCGGTTCCGAGTTCGACGTATGCGGCATATTCAGTGTCACTTCCGATGTATGCAGACGGTTCCCCTTCATCTACACGGTGCGTGATGCTGTTCCTCAGATTTCCGGTGTCGACCGGGCAAAGCCGCTTTGCATACTTTTCAGCCGTCATACCGATCTTTTCGAGGGCGCGAATCAGCGCGTCGTGCATAGCGGACTTCACTTCTTCGGAATTGTCGATAAATTCAACGTTCATCGCCTTCTCCTAAAATATTTATCAACAATACTTAATACCTCGTCTGCGTACTGATTCGAGGCACCGCCCAATTTGGCATAAGCAAAACATTCTGCAAGAAATTCATTTTGGTTTGAAAACGCATACTTCCCGAGTTCTTCCGGTTTGTCCTTTTTTGCCTTATTGTAAACCGTTTCGATTTCATCCCAAAAATTGATCTCTTCCCCATACCCATAAAGGCGGCTTGTCAGTTCTTCGGATAGCGTATGAGCAAATTCGTGCGTTGTTGTATATACCCCGATTTGCCGTCTACCCAGGCGCGGGCTTTCGCCTGCTGCCGCCGACTTTCTCAGCTCCGCAAACAAACTGTTCCGATCTTTATAATACTTTTTTGGATATTGTAGAGAAACTTTTTCCGCTCTTGCCCCGGATCGTTTTACTTCTCCGAGTGCCGCTCTTCCAGATGTAGTTACAATCTCGCTAAAATGATATCCATATTCATCTCCAAGCCGAAGAATCTGCTCCATATTCTCTTTTGCAAGGTCTAACTCCATGCCAGATAGGTCAACTAATTTCTTCGTCTCGTCCTGAACAATTCTCGAAATGTCAGAAACCTTGTCTGCATTTCTAATTTTTTCAACTGCTATGCTCAACCTATCGGTGCCTGTTTTTTGTTTCCATCCTGCCCACTCGGCGTAAGTCATATTTTCAATCAGATCATTTTTCCCTGTCTCAGGATCTCTGGCGCGGCGCTGTCCTTTGGAAGTTTCAATTCCCTCTATCACAGATACCAGCGTGCAGCGGCAGTTGTATATTTCTTCCGGTCTTCCTTGCGGGTCTCCTGGGAAACGGCAACCATTAGAAAACTTCTTGTCGTTGTCCACAACCTCACCATCGAGCATCGCGTGAGAATGGCGCGTTCTTCCGTCAAGTGTCGCCATCCACTCTTTGCGGCATTTAATCCCCATCTTTTCAGCCGCAAAGTAAGAATCCATCCGTCCGGCGTTCTGCGCGCCCGTGACTGCCGTTCGAGCTGTCCGGATAGCGGAATCGCGGTTCATGGTGACAATTCTGGATTGTAGATCATCTGCCATGTGCTTAATGCTCTTGCCCTGCAAAATGGCGCTTGTGACGCTGGCTGTGATCTGCTTTTTCCCCCATGCAAGATCAATCCCGCGTTTTAACGCTCTTTTCGGCGGGTAATACGGCATAAGCTCCGGCTGTTCCACAATCAAGCGCTTTACAGTCTGTTCGTCCCATAAATCAAATCCGACATCGCCGGTCACCTGCTCAATGGTGTACGCCGCGAAATTCCGATTCAAACTATAAATGCCCGGCGTTGCATCGTTGACATACGCAACAGCAGCAGCGTTTGCATTTGTCATGCGCTCTGCGACCTTATCCCGTAGCGACTCAAAGCGCTTTCCACGCCCGATCTGCGCAAGCCGCCATTGCTTGTATTGTTCCTCGGTGATCTCGCCAGCGTCCATCCGTGCCTTTTCTGCTTCGTCACGGTCTGCGAACTTTGCAAAATACTCCTTGATGATGTCCGTCAGACCGTCATACGCTTCTTTGTAAGAATCGTATATCCGCTTTTCGAGCGCCTTTAACTCTTTTTCGGTGAGGTCGTATCCCTTATCAGGTCTCATTGTTCACCATCTCCGGCGGCTCGAAGCTGCGCTCAATATCCTCTGCCGCTTTTCTTTTCAGAATTTCGGCAACTTCTTCCTGCGTCAGCCACGGGAGCTTGTTCAAAATCGTCTCATCATCGAGGTAGTTTGCCGCAAGTAGCACCATCTGCGTTTGTTCCAGCTGATTTGTTACCTTAGAGCGAGTAAAAGATGGCTCATCCTCAATCCCAACGATTTTAAAAAGCGCCTGTAAGAAATCAATTACGCAGTATTCGAATTGATCGACCTTGTTATCCATCGACTGATATGCCGCATTGATCTCCGTCGCTGTTTTCTGCCCGCCTTGCAGTTTTGTAACGTCCAACATCTGAAAATCTCGGTACAGATCGTCGCTGATTCTGGAAAGAAGCGCTTCCCGAGCTTCAACCGGGATTGTGAGCGTATGAGCCTCCGCCTTCGCGCCGTCATCGTCCACAAGACCTACGCCAATTCTCCGCATGGACTCTCTGAACCGTGCCATATCAATCTCGTCCATGCCACCGGCATTGGAAATCGTCCAGTAAATAACGGATGCATCATCAACCGTATTTGCAAAGCCGGATTTGATCAAGTCGTAGCAGTCAATCGCCTCGCGCTGGCCAACCAACTCAGACTGCTTTGCGCGGTTCCCGTACATAGGAATAATAGGGAAGCCAGGATAATTCTGATACGCCAGAAGCTCAGTACCGTCAATCTCAGAAGTCGCTTCCACGGACACATATCCGCGCTTCGGCTCCAAGATCATCATTTCTTCCCCGCTCCGTCGGATGTACTGTGTAAATCCGTCAGACTCAAAGAGAGTAGCACGCAGCGGCTTGCTTGTGCATACTTGCCAGAAACGAATGCCCGACCGAAGCGCTCCGTTTTCCTCATCCAGAAGCGGAACAAATTCTGTCACATCAAACACTTCAAGGTGATCGAGATTCCAGAAACCATAGGAAACGCCGCCGACAAGCGCGTCGTGTGCTGCGTCTTGGAGCCGTGTGTCAAACCCAGCGCCCAACTTCGCTTTGTTTTCCTCTTTTTTCAGTGTCACGCCGTTTCCAAGCAAATACTGCGTTTCCTGCGTGATGAAATTTGCAAAGAAATTGCTCCGAAGCTTATAGTTCGGACTGTAGTTATCCGGGATGACTTTCCCGTTGAGTGTATAAAGCAGCTTTTGAAAATTAGCAATCGTCACATTCCTGTGCGCGTCATACTCCTTCGCAATAACCGCCTGTTTGTACAAATCCGAGTCTTTGTGATTATTTATCGCGGACAGAACAAATTCCATCCGTTCCCGGTCAGACTTTTCCGCAACCTCTAAAAAATCCTGATATGTTTTCATCGTTTACCTCACCGCGCCAGTTCCGGCACAAATCTATGTTCTTTGAAGTGCTTTTTCAAGACCGTCATCACCATGTACCTGATTTCGTCCATAGCGTGGTCGTTTTCCTTCACGACGCGGTCAGATTCTGCTTTTTCGTCCCACCTGTAAAGCCCGAATTCGCGGATGGCGTCCTCGCAGCTCTCATGGATTTTGAGCTTCCCGGACGCAATCATCTCAGCCGTTGTTTGTATACCTGGCAGTACATCATTCACAGCCCCACGCACTTTGAAGTCATGGTGCTTCTTTACGGTGGCAATAAAAGCGTCCGCCGACGGGTCTACAATCAGGCATTTTATATCCCTCCCGCCCGCGAGGCGCTTGACCTCTGAATAATACTCTTCCGGCGTTTTTTCTTTCCGTTCTTCTCGCCCGCAGTAATAATATTCTCCGATTCGTACCGCTTCCGTTTTCGTCACGCACCACAAGCCAGCCGAAAACGGATTGTGCGTGCCGTAGTCAATGGAAATGTAATAATCGCCGGTGTCCGGTATGTCCTGCACGATGCAGGAATCGCCGAACATAGGGTATACAAGTCCTTCGGCTAGCGTCCATTTCCCAAGAATGTATCTATCGTAGAAAACCGTTCCGGCATATTCCTTCTTAAGGTTTTCTACGAAGGAAGGCGGCAAGAACGGATTGTCATCAATTGTATAAACTTGGCTGAAAATATCGGCATTGCTGTCTAAGAACTTTTTCAACCAATGGTTCGGATATTGCGGGTTATACGTTCCGTCAAAGCATGAATACTCTTTATCAAGTCGACTTTTCAGAAGTGCAAAGACTTCTTCCGACCAATCTGCGACCTCGTCACCGTAGCAATACTTGATCGACGCGCCGCGGATTTTCGATACCTGAGATACCTTTTCTGCACCGAGGCAATAGCACTTCTCGCCAAATATCCAAGCCGTGTTGTCGCTTGATATCGTTCCTACCAGCTTATCGCCGTAAAGATTCCGCATCGGCTCGAGCACGTTTCTCTCGATTGTGGATTTTGTGACACCGAGGATGACGGCAAGCCCATCTTTACCGGCACGCTCCCGAATACGAAGTGGGATAATCCATTTAAAATCAAGATACGTCTTCCCACTTCGGGTCGCTCCGCCCTTAAAGTTCCAGCGGTGATTTGCGTACCTCGCAAATTCAAGTTGTTTCTGACTTAACAGCATCTCTAAACTCCCTAAGCAGCCCATCCAGCTTATTCAGGCTATCATTGCTGCTGGCCGTGTTCTTCGTTGCCTTGTCAACGATAATACCAAATGATGTCGCGATCTGGCTCAGCGTCGCTGTAGAGATTTTTTCTGGGTCAGTCAGCGCTTTCAGGTGCAAAACGATAGCTTCCTGCATCGCGCCTTTCTGCGATTCCATGAAAGCCAGCATCTCAGCCGTGTTTTCCTCTTTTTTCTGCTGTACTTTTTCGCTGATATCTGGTGATGCGTCAACAATTCTCTTCACAGTCTGGTGCGTGACGCCATGCTTCTTCGCGACAGCGTTGTACGACTGCATTTCTACCCAGTCGGCAACTATTTTCTTTTTTTGCCGATCTGTCAATCTCGCAGCCATAATCACCACCTCGTTACCCTGCCAGCGACGTAATTTCTGGCAGGTAAGCGAACCTCATTATCTGTTCCCCGTTCGCCTTGCAAATTTTGTAGATTTCCTTGTAGTGAGTTTCTTTTTGCATTTCTTCTGAAACTGTGTGCAAAATCATATCTTCAAGAAACCCAATTACTGATATCGTTTTGAAGGGGACGCTGTCGCGCTGGCCGCCTTGAATCCCGACAAGGTCGTTTACCAATTTCGAGTAAATCGTGTATACCTGCTTTCTCATATTTCGGCTGCCTTGTGCTTCTGCATAGTCAACCAGATCAGCAAGCGTGTCCGTCTCTGCTCTCCGCACGAGTTTCCCTTGTTTTCTTGTCATCAACCATTCGGAAGACTTTCTTTCACGGATAAAAGCTTCCATGCGGTTAAACGCTGCGATATATTTTAGTTTCCACTCAAGCGCTTCTTTCCCGGTGAACCCCATTACCAAGAGAGAAAATCCATCGCGGTTCATAAGGTATTCTTTGTATGAGCGCCCGCGTTCCGTGTCATAGTGGCTCTTGATGAACATATTTTTCACCGAGCAATTTTGCGCAGTGAGATTTTCAATGCTGCGAGTCACGCTTCTGTGGTCTTTGTTGAAGCGATCGGCAATCGTCCTGCTGCTCACAACAGCCTGTTCTTTGCGTTCAAAAATCATCAAATCTTCATTCATGGTATAATCTCCTTGTATTTTATTCGCAGCTGTGGAGAACGAGCCGCATTTTTTATATTTCTATCTCCTTCGTGCCCCACCGGATTGCGGTTTCCGGTGGAGCTAAGAAAAAGGAGGTTCCGCAGTACGCTGCGTAGCCGTAAGAAGGATGAAAGCGCAGAGGATACACCTCTACGCTCTCAACGATACACTATGTTTAAGGCTCTCTTACGCAAACTTTTGAATATAAACCACGTTTTTCTGCCACCAAGTAGATAAACTGCCTATGCCATTCCTGAGCAGTACGCTCCGAAACATATACCACCATAGCAGCGCCCTGTAAGGTGTGTGTGCGCTTCCACAGGACCAGATCAATAAGCTTCAGCCGTTCCGCACCATCGGAAAGCTGCTTTGTTTCTTCGACAGCAGCATCTACCGCGTCGATTTCCTCTCGCGTCATAAGCGTACCGCCCTTGTAGCTTCGTACCATCCATTTTGCGTAGCCCCACCACCCATAGCGCGGTTTGCTCACCCTATCAGCCCCCTTACTCTGTTCCGTCCAATATTTTCTTGATATCCTCTGCATTGATTTTGACAATATCCATTACAATGTCGCTCATAATGTTAGCGGCAAAAATAGCCTTGTCTTGCCCTGTCGCGTTGAAATATCCCGTATTCGTTGTCCCATCTTCAGAAGACGCAACAATGCAGATCGACGATGGTTTGAACTCCAGTATAGTTTTCAGGGATTCTTCCAGCCAAGTGGAGTATTCCTGTTTTGTAATATCACCCATCATCTGCCCGAACTCCCGAACCCGTTTTCCCCGCGTTCCGTCTCCTCGAGCGAGCTTACCACTTCCAGCTCCGGAAGGATGCACGGCAGAATGACCAGCTGTGAAATTTTGTCGCCCTTACAGACCTTATAAGGCTTGCTTCCGTGGTTGTAGAGCTTGACCATGATGCTTCCGGTATAGCCGACGTCTATGACCCCTTCGCTGGTGATTCCGTGCTTGACATTCAGACCGCTTTTGCTCTTGAGGAATCCCACGGTGTTTTTCGGCAGCTGGACATGCACGCCGGTATCAAACAATTCGCTTTCTTCGGGGTAGATGTAAACGTCGTCGTTCGCGGAATACAGATCAAGCCCCGCGTCGTATTCATGCGCCCTTGTGGGCATGATCGCCCACGGTTCCAAAACAATTTTCATTTGTCCCACCAATCCTTAATTGTATCGTTCCGTTCGAAAAACGGCTGAAAAAACGGACCACAAAGCTTCTTAAGACTCGAGTCCAGCCGGTGAATTGCATCGTCGGATTCCTTCTTCCCCTGCCATGCTACGCCGTATTCCTTCTCGAGTTCTTGCATTTTCTGCAACAACTGATTTGCCTTCGATGGGCTTTTGAGCATCCCGAGTTCATACGCCGCAACGAATAGCAGATCGATTGCCTTCTGCATCCCCGCTTCCATTCCTGCGTTCAGGTATGCCGCGTTGCTGCTCCGGATACGCTTCGCCAGATCGTTCATAGCTGTATCCCCCTTATGTACTTGTCAAAATACGTCACAGCTACCGCCATAGCCGCCCACATGTCCGCCGAGAAGCCGTAGAAAAAGCCCGGATTCTTCTTCGTCCCTTTCCCGAAATTCGGCTGACCGGGCGCGTATCGGTCTACTAGGGCTTGTCTGATGTTCGCATCCTTCGCCGACGCTCTGCCGCATAAGTAAAGCTTTTCTTCCCGGCGGAAGATCTTCTGCGGCGGATGGCTCACGCCGTATAACGTCGCAAATTCCCAGAACCGTCCAATCCAGAAGCAGGTGTCGAACACCTCCTGCCCGACCGGCATACCCATACCCGCCACCATTTCGATTGCCAGATGATCATACGTGCTGAAAAAAACGCTGTACATCTCCTCGTTTGGAACTTTACCAACGTCCAGCACCTTCCGGATTTCCTTCCCGTCGTGCTCCACCAGCACATAGCCGGATTGAATGTTGCCGGGATCAATCGCCAGTATCGTTCCCATTTGCATTTTCCTTCATCAGTTTTTCAATTTTTACAATAGCCTTCAGTTCCGCATCTGCCAGCATCCCAAGCAGGTTCATTTCGTTTCGAATCGAATTACTCAAAGATTCGACCATCTTGAGCTTCACCCATTCATTTTTAAGGCGTCCTGTGATTGTGTCCATATGGTTCTTTAATTCTTCAAGCGTCATTTCGTTTAACTTACTTTCTCCCACGCTTCTCCCTCACTTTCCAGAACAGTTCGTTGTAAGTGTTATACCGCTTCTGAATGTCCGTGCTTGCAATGTCCGGGTGAAATTTCAGCCACCATTCGTACATCCCGCATGTCTGCATCTCCGGGCAGCCGCACCGATAAACGCAGTTTGGAACCAGCACGTCCGAGATCTCCGGCTGCATCTCATGCAGAGCTGCTTTGAAATCCTCGGCATACGCGCGCGTCTCCGGGTCTGCCTGGCTGCATAACCGCTTGCGCATGGAGTCAATCAAAGCTTGTACGTTCGCTTCTCCCTCGAAGACTACCGGCGCGTCCTGCGGGAGCTTGTCCCTCGGCGTTCCGGTTCGGTCTGTCCTCTGCGTAGAGATAAAGCACTCCCATTTGTGCCTTGACCAGTGCGTCGCAATCCAGCTCTTAATGCCTTGCCAAACCCACGATACCGAGATCCGCCGAATCGGCGAGTGTTCGGCAATTAAAATCCGGCGCTTAAAATCCTCGCTCGGCTCATGCCCCAAAGAGCCTTTTCCGGAGGTGGCGCGGCAGGTGTCCACGACCTCCTGCCAGTCTCCCTTGATGTTTGTAATGTGTGTGTTCATCGCGGAGTTGTCTTTCCTTTCATTACACACCTCGGCAGCACCAGCACTATTTTCCGTGATGTACTTCTCGAAGTTTTCCATTCTTTTGGCGCACCAGTCTGGATTCTGCGCCATAATCATTGTGGTGTATCTGGCAGCGTCTGTTAGGCTCATCCTTTATTCTTCCCTCCGTTCTCCGTAGCTGCAAAAATCCGTTTCCTTCCGCCAGAAGCCATCGTTTGTTCTCAGGCAGATCATAGCGCCGTTCTGTTTGCTGTCGTATGAGCCGTATTTGCAGTCCTTGCAGCGAAGCACCCTAGCGTAATCTTCTTTCATCACGTTTTTGAAAATGTTCAGAGCGATTTCCACCTCGTCCGTGTTTCTCACCATTTGCACAAGCTGCGCTTTGCTCATCTTGCACAGATCGTTCAGCATCTGCTCAAAATCACCCATTGTCTGCGTCCTCCATCCAGCCGTCCATGCGTGCCCCGCAGTGCGGGCAGTAATCCATTCGCGCGTCAAATCCGATGTCGCACGCCGAGCAATACTGGATATCTCCTGCCGCTTCGCTATGGAACGGAATCCACTTCGCGTGAACCACCGGCACAGCGTCTACGACTGGCAGACTGTATAAGTCCTCACGTATCCCCTCGTATCCCCACTCCATTTCGATACAATCAATTACTGCATCTAAATCAACTAACCGCACGATCTTCACCTCCATCCATACGCGCCCCGCAGTTGGGGCAATAGTTCGGCAGATTCCCGAACCATCCAATCAGTTCGCCGCACTGACTACATTTTTCGGCGTTGTTTACATCATCGGAAAGAAAATCATCTTTAATCCACCGCCCATGCACCACCTCCGCAACGTCGGCGGCGGGCATTTCCCGAATTTCGGCATATGCGCGTTCTAACCGTGTTAGTGCCGTCATGCTTCCACCGCGTTCTGCTTTCTGTAACGCAAATAGCGCATCCTCGCGCCGGATAAAATCAGCCATCCTTCTTGCCCTCCATTTCCTGCAAAGCCTTCTCGGCTTCTTCGCGTGTCAGAAAAACGGTTTTGCCGATGGCCTCCTGGCCAAAAATCATTTGATCAGAGAGTGTAGTATAAATTACGTTCGTACGCCCGCTTGAGGACATGCCGACAACGGCTTCATACAACGAATCTTCGTAAATTTCGTCGTCATCCACTATGTACAACATACTTGCGCAACTTTGCGTAAGCACTGGCCGTACCGGGAGCACGACGAGCCGCCCTTCCTTGTCGGCTTTGTAGAGTTCGCGGAGGCGCTCAACCTCCGACGTGTCATCCGAAAACGCCATCTCGATAGTTTTCTTTGCCCACGCGGCTTTCTCTGGTGTTTGCACCGCGTCCTCGAACTGCTTGAGCCTTTCCCATACCTCCTTCTGCGTGCAGTTCCCGTCATACTTACACGGCAGTTCGCGGCACTGCGCGATGTCGCAGAAGTTTCCTTCAAACGTCAGTCGTTCCATCAGTGTCCTCCTTGTTCGGCAACAGTTTCCATTCAATCCAACCATTGCGTGTCACAGATTTCAGGAGTTCTGGGTTCATGCCTTTCCTCCTTCCTCCGGTGCTTCCGGCAATCCGCGCCATTCCCACGCATTCTTGTCGAGATGGCACTCACGGCATTTGCACGTTTTTGATTTACAGCTGGAGCAGTCGCGCGTATCGCACGCATACTTGCAAGTCTTGCAGCTCCGCGCATCCGCTAGGTCTGCTAACGCTGCGTCCCTCTCGGCTTCTGCCTCCGCCTGCTTTCTCTGGGTGAGGGCAATCACCATGTCATTCCCTTCAAGTTCTCTTCTGAGACTTTTTATCTCGTCCGATTGCCCATCTGTCAGCGCGCGCAGAAATTCAATGGATTTTTCATATGCTTTTTTCTGTGGGCGTTTTGCTTTGCCAAGGCTTGCGCCTTCTCGCAGCGCCGTGTTCTCGGCGGTCAGGCGCTCGATGAGGTCGGCTGCGCACTTATGCATCTCGTCCATGCAGTTTTTATTGCTCACTGCCGGGCAGCGAGCGCACGGTGCCCCAAATTGGCAGCGCCGCAGCGCCTGCACGATTTCCTTGTCTGTCATAGCGTGTCCTCCTCCATTCCTTCAAGAACCATTTGTCCCGGCAAAACGCCGTCCTCTATCCACCAGTGCATCACGTCCTCGCCGGTCTGCCAGTCGTTCGAGGACTCCCGCTTCTTCCGTTTCGCAAGCATCCTGTCAAACGCCCGGATATACGCGGCCTTGATCTTTGGATAGCGCGAGAACTCCGTGTTTCTGTGTTTCCCTGCCATTGGGCACCCAATGCACCCCACGCGCTTCCATCCGCATTCATACAGCGGATTCATGCAGATCTTTTCGGCAGAAGCGTAGTCCAACACGTCAGATTCCGCCCAGTCGATGATTGGGTTTACCGTCCGTCGAGCTTTCAGCTGGCAGTTTTCCAGGAGCATTCTCCGCTCGTCGTTGTCGTCCATCAGGATAATTCGCTTGTCTTTGTCCTTGTGGCTAGTTTCCATAACGCCGTGTGATTGCTTCCGCCTTGCAGACTCTGCCCACCGGACTCCCGTCGCAATAAAACGTCCTTTTCCGCCGGTTTCCTTCAGTTCCCTGCAGCAATATCTGTTGATTCTTGTCGGTGGCACGGAATTACGCGGGATCAGGTTCCACATGGTCACGTTCCCGCCGTCCGGCGTCCGGTGCGTATCGATGTCGCATTTTACACCATCCAGCTCCAAGCGGCGGAAGGTATCCCGCACATGCCAGACAGTCTCCGGCGCGTCCGCCGTGGTCAGCGAATGAAGCACTTCATACGGGATACCCGCTTTCCCAGCCAGATGCAAAAGCACGTCTGAATCCTTGCCGCCCGAGTATGTAATCACAAGTGGCTGCTTGTATACCCGCAGGGACATTTCAGCCGCAAACCGTAGCCGCTCTATCGCGGTCTGTTCTAAATCGCTCACGTCACATCGCCCCTCCTATTTTCCGTTTCCCTCTTGCCGCCCTCCGGCAATTTCTCGCCCCGCCATCGGTCATCTGGCTTATGTCGATGATCTCGGCGCGCCTGCCATAGCTTTTCAGCCGTTCTCCCTTCACGGCGTTCCAAGCCTCGCAGGACGCGCTGCAACCGGCTTTCCGATTGGGGCAGTCCTGCGTGCACGGTCCGAAATTATTCATGACCCATCCTCCATCATCTGCCGGATCGCCGCCCGCTGGAAATCAGACAGCTCGTCTCCGTGGTGCTGCACGTTGTAGCCCGGCTTCTTCCCCGGCTGTAACGGCGCGCCCTTCTCATGTTCTTTCGATTCCCACGTCAAGAACTTCTGCTTCCAGTTCCGTACTGGGTCACCCTTCCCGTCGACCCAATTTCCGGCAGAATAATAGTCAAAAAATTTCTGTGCCAGATTCGGGACTCCACGCTCCTTCGCGTATGCGGAAACATCTTCCAACGTAGGTGGTATAAATTTCTTACGTTTCTTCTCAAGAATAGAACTACTCTCTTTTCTATTTCCATTTCCATTTCCATTTTCTAAAGGTAATACCGTGGTATTACCGCAAGCACTACCATCAGCCATACCAGAGTTATCATTTTCTTTATTCCAACGCTTGCTGATGTTCTCCCTTTGACGCTGGCAATGCTTGTCCCGTTTTTCGATTTCAAGCTCCATCCGGCGGTTGAAGTATTTGCCATCCTCATCCTTCTGAAACTTGCTCATAACCTCGTCTGACGGCTTTTTGACAGCCCGTATGATTTCCTGCATCGTCATATGCCCGCGCTCTCTTTGGAGGCACAGGAGCGTGATATACTGCCCACGCTCCCGCATATCCATCAAGGCACAGCCGGATAGGAAATCCGACGTGTAAAACAAGACGGCAGGGTCTTTGTTGTTTGCCATCCCGCCACCGCCTTAGAACTGCAGCGGATCGCCGTCATCTTCGTCCATCATCGTAAACCCGCCGGGGTTTTCCGGGTTCTGCGGTTCGTTGTTTCGCTTGCCCTCTCCGAAGTACACACGGTTCGCTACGACCTCAGCAGACCGGCGCTTGTTTCCGTCCTTGTCCTTCCAGTCGCGCAGCTGCAGCCGTCCGTCCACGACCGCCATGCTTCCTTTAAAGAAGTAACCGTTTACAAAATCAGCTGTTCCCTTCCAGGCAACGCAGTCAATGAAATCCGTCTCTTTCTCTCCGCCCTCCGGCGTGAAGTCGCGGTCAACTGCCAGCGTGAAGGATGCAACGGGCGTTCCGCCCTGCGTCTTTCTCAGTTCCGGGTCACGCGTGAGCCTGCCCATAATAACAATGTGGTTCAGCACTTTTCGTCCTCCTTTTTGGCAGTTTCCCGCTTTCCAAAGTAGACTTCCAAGATGTCATCGAAACGATACGAGGGCATCTTCTTATACGATTCAGCGAGCATATCGAGCGTAAGGCACTTCTTCGCCAATTCCTCATACTTTTCCGTACTCAGTTTTACATAGGATTCCATAATTACGTTCCTTTCTTATAAATCAGTTTTGTTTCCTCCCAATCGGGATATTTCATTTTGAGATACCGCCTGATATACTCTCTCAGACTTTTGCGCTTCGGCGATTGGTCAAATGCCACATGGCAGCTATCGCATAGCGTCACAATGTTCTCTTCAATTCCAAGCCCGCCCTGCGAGCGTGGGATGTAATGACACCACGGATTGCCGGGGCGGAGGCAGACAATGCAGCGCCCGCCGTCGCGCTCCCAGACGGCTTTCTTGACCTTCTCTGGGATCTTTGTTTTGCTCGTTTCCTTACGCATCCCATTCCCCCTTGAGCCGTTCCAGTTCCTCCGGTGTCAGATACTCAACGCCGACCTGCTTGCAGTCCTCAATGATAAGATCGAGCAGCACGCCCATTTGCTTCTGGTCGAACGTGGAGCTTCCGTAGTACAAAACAACGTTCGTGCAGCCGGGGAGCTTTGACTTTAACGTATCGCTGCACCAGCCAATGCCGTTGTGCTCCCATCCGCTTTGCAGCTTCTCGACCGCTTCCGTCGGCACGCAGACCACCTGACTGTTCTCCGGGATGTCTGGGATGTAGTGCCGGTACAAGTCGCGCACGCCCATGTTCAGCTTGTCTGCCAGTTTGTTCATCAAAACCCACGCATAAGCGTTGGCGTCCAGACTCCGCTTCTTGCGAAATTCCTTGATCGTGACCGTGTACTTCTTCTGTGGGTCAATCTCCCCGGCAACCATCTGGGCTTGTCCGGGCAGCTCCGGTCGAAGCTTCAGCCAACTCCCCGAAGCGTCCATGCTCCACGAAGCTTCAACTATGTTCAGCTCCCTCAACCGGAATGACCCCCTTTCTGAGACACTTCGCAAGATACCGAAGCCGTGGCAGATACTCCCCTTCTATCCATTCCCGATCATACGGTATCGGATGATAGGACAGCCTATCGTCCGCAATCTCCCGAAACCAGTTTCTGTAGTCTTCCGGTTCCAGATGGTACGCAACGATACGCAAATTCTTTTTCGCCGCGAACATTTCGACCTGCGCCTGCATCCAGTACGCGCGGGACACCTTGAAGGATTCTCCCTTGTGCGTCTTTACCTCTGATATTTCCTGCGCGTCCTCTCCATCCAGATTCACCCGAAGCCGGAGCCGCCGAATCTTGATCTGCCTGTCCATCTTTCGGATGCCGATATGCTCCAGAATCCTGTGTTCGTAAGCACTTCCGGTATCCATTTCCAGTGTCGAAAAGTGGTCGCGGTTCACGCCGAGCTTTTGCAGCCAAAAGCTGCGGAATGTCTTTGTATCCCATCTGCCCATGACCGCCGCCGTATCCGACGCGCCGAACCACCCGCTTCTGTCGTGGTCGTGTATCATAAGCGTTTCAGCGTATTTTCCAGATACTGAATGTTACCGAACGACGCCATCAGCTGATCGAATTTCTTCTGATTCAGCCCAAGCCCCGAGAGGATATAGCTCATATCCGCCCCGTTTTGCAGCTTCAAAGTAATCAGCTGTTCGATTCTCTGCTTGATTGCCATAATGCTGTGCTGGGAGAGGTCATCGTCTGCGCGTTCTGTGTCCTTGTCGTTCAGCCAGAGCTTGAACCCAAGCCCCGTGTGAATGGCCACGCCCTTCACAAACGCTCTCGCGTGAGCATTGGAAATCCGAAGCTGATTCAACGTGTCATCGTATACGACTAAGGAACCGTTCATCAGCGGCATATCCATTCGGAATGTCTTATCGTCGATGTGGATTTCAACGGAGACAAAATAGCACCCCGTCGTTCTGCCATTCTTGTCATGGACTTCCTTTGACTGGAATAAATACCCGCCAGTCTCATTTTTCAGCGGCACAAAATAGACCTCGCTTGCTCCGTTTTCGTGAAGCAGCATTTTGCATTTTGCCCACGGAAGATACGGAACTTCAATCGGCTTCCCGTTGTCATCCTTCGCCTTCCGCTTGTCACAGAACGGCAAAACGTCGATCTGTACAAGCTCGTTAAATCCTTTCAGCATATTACCCTCCTTCTCAGCCTGGGCAGAACGTCTTCTTCTGATACCCCAGCTGCTCTAATATCCACTTTGTTCCCATCGTCTCTACCAGATCGCAAACGATATGATTGCCCGGGTCAAAGTTCTCAGAATCGCACACGAAGATATCCCCATCGTTTCCGGCGAAGTATTCTTCGCCTTCGTAAATCTCAGCGCCGAACCGGTCAAACATACATTGCGCTTGCTGCTTATCTTCCATCATTCCACCAACCTGTATCTGGCATAGCTCGTATCCTCGCCATACCGGTTCTTGCTCGTTTCCATGTCGCGCCGGATGTTGTACCCTTCGCGCTTCAGATCGTAGACACGCGCGCCCAGCCGCATGCAGCCGAGGTCCTGCATCGCCTCGAGCTGCGTAATGCTGCCGAAGTCGCGCATGTACTTTAAAACACGTTCAGCCTGCTTCATATCTACCTCCAAAGCCGCGTGAAGATCGAACTGAAAACAATCTCGCGATAGAATATCTTCGGCGGCGCCGGTAACGGCTCTGCGTGCGTCGCAGCAAGCACCTTCGCCGCTTCTGCCTCAAACTCCACAGAGAACCATCTCTGCCAGTCAAGGCAGCGGCACTTGCCCGTATCATGTGTGCATTTCTTGCACGGGTAAATCATCTCACGCCTCCATTAGCACCGCGCCGCCGAAGAAGATCACCGCCGCACCGCCGAGCGTGAATGCCGCCTTGAACAGCCCGAAGCCCAGCAGGACCGCCGTGCCGCCCAGAAGGACGCAGCCAACCGAGAAGCAGAACGCCTCCGAAGCCTTCAAAAGCTCCGACTTCCGCTTGCGCTGCCGGATAATCTTGTCCCACCGCTCGCCGAGTTCGCGCTCTCTTGCGCGCCGGTGATTCGCCTCAAGGATATATTCAACGTCACTCATCCTGTACCTCCAATCCGAGGAACCGCATAAACGGGATTCTCGGGATTTTTACCCGACTCGGTGTCGGGCAGCATACCGGGAAGCCAAGCCGCTCCGGTCTCTCCCGCGCCATCATCCGCAGACGATGGGGGCTGCAACCGAGAATCTTTGCCGCAACGTCCGCGTTGATCATGTCCGATTCCGAAGACATCAGCGCCGCTAGATTTTGCGTTACCATCGTTATCCCTCCATTTCTGTTTAATAATTACTCAGAAATACTATCTATTCCATTTCCATTTCCTAAAGGTAATACCGTGGTATTACCGCAAGCACTACCACACTTGCCTATGTGATTCATGCTGTCTCGGTCTCATTGGTTGCACCTTCCGCCGCGCTGTGTTATGATTCAGCTGAAAGGAGGTGAACTAAGTGGCTGATAGTGTTGAACTGAATTCTTTCCCAAAAGATGCTGTTGAGGCAACCGCATATCTGTATGTTGAACGGCAAGACCTCACTGGCAAAAGCCCGTCAGAGATTTACGAACTGTATTTGAAAGCTTATTACGAAATCTCGAAGCTGCATCGGGAAAAGAAGACCAGCGGATGGTTTAACGCCCAAAATCGAGATATTTTGCAATGTTGACCATCTGATTTGTCAATTCTGCAAGGGATTCCGGGCTGATGTCTGGTTTCTGGCTATGCTCGGAAAGCAGCTGCAACTGCTTTTCGAGCATTTCTTCTGTGTTGCTGGGCTTTGTGTTTTTCATACGTCCTCCTTTCCCGTCTGAGCCTCTTTTACAAGTCTCAAGGTTTCTTCCGTTTTCTCGGCTTCTGTAACAGCGAGTCGACCGATACGCCAAAATAGTCTGCAATCGCTTTTACAGTGTCGATGCGCGGGGCAGCGTCCTTTCCTGCCCACTTTCCGATTGTGCCGTTGGCAATGCCGCACGCCTTTTCTACGGTCGCAATATTCGTCTTGTGCTTCGTACAAAGGCGCTTGACATTCTCATAAATCAAAAAAATCCCTCCAATCTGTACGAATACTACTTGACAGAGGTTAGAAGATAGTCTAATATAAGCGTGTCAAGGCAATTAAATATCTTCTAAAAGTCCGTCTTGGTGAGGGGCTTGGTTTTTTGTACCCTTCACACGTCTAAGTATAATAGACTTAAGTCGCATTGTCAAGAAGAAAATCTGATTTTTGTCTAATTATTTTTATGGATTTGCATTTACGTCTAAAAGAACTATGTAAGAGCAGGGGAACAAGCATTGCCGCCCTTGAAAGTCGGCTCGGAATGGGGAACGGCACAATCGGAAAGTGGTGGAAGAACGGCCGCGTTCCGAACTATGCAAACCTGTCAGCTGTAGCCAATGCTCTCGAAACAACTATCGCCTACTTGACCGGCGAAACCGATGACCCGTCTGCGGGCATAAAAAAAGAGCGCCCCGCCGATGGCGAAGCGCGTGTCTGTGATTTGCCGGAATCAATTCAGAAGATCATAAATATTTGCCTAGATCGTCCTGAACTTGCGTCTGCGTTATTAACTCTTGCGCAGCAGATAGAAAAAGGTTGAGTTTCTCTGGTGTAAGTCTCATAAGTGTTTCTGTCAATTCTTTAATCGTTGCGATTTCCTTTTCATCCATTATAATCTCCTGTCTCCACTTCCGCCGTCCTTTTCTTAACCTCCAAATTTTATCGTTTCTTTTTGTGTAGATTTGTTCTTGAGGCTGTCAAACTCTGTTGGTAAAATCGTAGTATCAAATCAAATTTTGACTATGAGGGATTTTTACAATGAAAAGAATGCTTGCGCTTTTTCTCGCTGTGCTTCTTCTGACTGGATGCACGGCAAAAACCGCGAAGAGAGAACCAGATAAAGAGAGGGAACAAGAAACAATCGCCGTTCCTGACGCAAAGGTTGGCTCTTCTCCCGAAGCGCCGGAGCCCGCAGAATCGATTCTTCAGGACCAGCCCGAGGTTCCCATCTCAGATAAAACCGCGCAAACGTCTTTCGGTGATTCCACTGCTTCCGATATCGAACCCGATGCGCTAGACGCTCCGATTGAAGCATCCGAACCAACCGAACAGCCTGTTTCGGAAGCTATTGCTTCCCCGGACGCTGAGCCAGTTACAGAAACAACGTCACAGAAATCATCCGGTGTATACGTTGGAAGTGTTGACTCGGATAAATACCATAATCCTAGTTGCCGCTTTGCAAAGGAAATCCTCCCAGAGAACGAAATCTGGTTCGATAGCACAGAAGATGCACAGAATTCTGGGTATTCACCTTGTGGAGGCTGCCACCCTAAATAATATTATAGCGCAATGTTTACACCCAAAAATAGAAAAGAGGAAAATAAGATGGACACTGTAGAAAGACCCGTTCCAACCGAAAATCAAAAGTTTTGCAAATTTTGTGGTGCGATCATCGACAAGGACTGCGTGATTTGCCCGAAATGTGGAAAACAAGTTGAAGAATTAAAGTCCGCGCAGCCGAACGTCGTAATCAATAACACGAACACAAATGCGAACGTGAATACTATCCGCGGGTATGGTCGTCCGAAGAACAAATGGGTTTCATTCTTCCTTTGCCTTTTCTTCGGTATGATCGGTGCGCATAAATTCTATGAGGGCAAAGTTGGAACAGGAATCCTGTATCTCTTTACACTTGGGTTGTGCGGGATTGGATGGGTCATTGATACTATCGCAATCTTGCTGAAGCCGAATCCTTATTACGTCTAACTCATAAACTTAGAGTTCTGCCACTGCTCCCGTGTCTCGCCTACATCTGAGACGCAGGCAAAGAGCATGGGCGCTCCCTTGATATAGTCGAGGCTCAGACTGTGAACGTCCTTGAAAAGCGCCCCGTCTACGATGATGTTTACTTTCCCGTTTTCAAAGCGAATATTGATGCTCTGCATTTTGTGTACCTCCATATTTTAGAACGTATGTTCAAGAATTTCAATTTGGAATCTTCCACAAAGAACACCTTGTATTTTCTTCGTCCGGTAACCCTCATAAGCGGCAATTATGGGACAGACTATTTTGTATAATGGAATGTTTAAGATCGCCCCACCGTCGCTCCACCGGCGGTGGGGCTTTCTCACGCGCCTGTAACCAGCATAGCAAAAGCGGCAGAAATGTCCACCCTCAAATTGGTAAAACCATACCAGTGGCGGAAAAATCAGCGAAATATATGTGAAAATGGAGGTATATCATGTCAGCAATTCAGGAACTCGCCCCATATATTTCTGCATATCAGGGGAACATCAAGCGGGCGAAAGAAGATCAGCATTACACCATCGACAGACTTGTCGAGGAATCCGGCGTTTCCAGATCGGCTGTGACGAAGCTATGCGCAGGAACACAGCAAGACCCAAAGCTATATAACTCTGCCGCGCTGTGCCACGTTCTCGGGCTGTCGCTGGATGAGCTGTTCGGGCTTGTCAAGCCCGCAGAAAGCTCGGAAGAACTGACCGAGCAGATTCACCATGTCGAGATTGAAAACGCCAAGCTGGAGGCAACAGCAGCAGCGCAGAGCGCACAGATAAGGTCTACGCATACAATGTGTTACGTTCTCGCCCTGTTTTGTATGCTGCTCTCTTTTTCTCTGATTGCCTGCCTTGTGGCGGATGCGCAGATTCGGAGCATAGGTCTCATTCGCGACGGAGATTTGTCCGTGGCTGCATGGGCGTGCATCGCCCTGATAGTAGGTTCAGCGCTGGCTTCAGCAATTACTTTCTATGCAATCCGAAAAGAACGTGGAGGGAAACATGGAGTGCATCAAGTGTAAAAAAGAAATCCCCGACGGCGCGCCCTACTGCTGCTGGTGCGGCAAAAAACAGGAAGCGCATCGAAACCGGACACGCGGGAACGGTCAAGGAAGCGCCTACCAGCGTGGGAAGACGTGGACTGCCCGGTGGACTGAAAAGACGTACCTTGACGAAAACGACAAGCTCCATCAAAAGATGAAGACAAAGGGAGGCTTTACGTCAAAGCGCGCCGCGCTCCAATATGCCGCCAACCCGCCGAAAGAAGAGCGGCGAAGCCCTACACTCAGAGCATACTACAAGACGTATCTGCGCGGAGATTACCTGTCCTTGTCGGCGAACCGGCAGGGGGCAGCAGAAAAAGCTTTCGAGCGCATGAAGGAGCTCGCCGACTGCGAAATTGACACACTCACCATCTCACAGATACAGGATGCTATCGACCGCAATGCCAGCACCTATTACACGCGGAAGGACATGAAAACAGTCCTTTCACACTGCTATAACCTCGCGATTGCTGAAAAGCAGACCACTGTCAATCTCGCGGAATACATTAAGCTCCCGGAACTAGACGAAAAATCGCCGGAACCGTTTACCGACGCCGACGTAAAAAAGCTATGGGAAGCGTATGCAAAAGATCATTTTGTCGGTTTTATCCTCACGATGATCTATACAGGCATGATGCCTGGTGAGCTTCTGAAGCTCAAGAAGGACATGATTGACTTTGAGAAAAACGAGATCGTCCGGGGCGGCATAAAGACAAAGAAGCGGAAGGAAACGCCTATGGTCTTCCCGGATTTCGTTGCGCCGGTTCTGCATGAACTATGCGAAGAAAGCAAATCGCGCGTCGGAAATATCTGCTGTATAAACAAAGATAATTTTTACAAGAGATATTATGAGTGTTTGGAGCTTGCCGGAGTTCAAAAGCTGCCACCTTACTCATGCCGCCATACAACCGCTACAGCCCTCGCGATGAAAAACATCGACCCGTTTACGATCAAGGAAATCATGCGCCACACGAAGATCACGACTACCCAACGGTACGTACACCCGGACATGAAAGGCATGGTCGATGCCGTAAATCAGTTGCAAAACGACTCGCCAGAGTGAATTATGTATGCTACAAAATATGTTACAACTGCCAATTTCCCCAGTGTTTTCAATGGTTTTTTCTCCCCTGCTAAGGGAGTAGTCGTCTAAAAAGCGAGCGAGAGTTCGAATCTCTCCTTCCGCGCCAAAGTACCGATTTTAGCTTGAAAACAGCTAAAATCGGTACTTTTTTATGCTTTTC